ACAGGCCGGAATGCCTGAATCTATGACGAGCCTTTTAAAGAGGTATGCAAATTACATTTTGTATGCATCTTCGATCTGCTTTACTTCTTTCCTAAGGAAGGAAAACAGCCGGTTGATAAAAGTTTTAGTCAGTGATGTCTGTGACACGTCCAAAGGCCTTAAAGATATTACTCTTGTAGGATCTGGCAGCATAACAAACTCTTTACGAGCCAAGTTTATGAATCCTGATTCGACAAGTTCACCACAGCTGTTAGTTTCTTCCATCAGATCTTTCGATCTTTTGATAAGAACTTCAACTGCGGGTATATCACTTAAGTCATCCTGTTGCATAACAGTATGAGATGAAAGAATTTTAATAAAGGTATTTACTTCCTTATTAATAATCTTTACATTGTCAACCAAAGCGTCTATAACTACTTGTAATTTCAAACTTCCAATCACCTCAAGGATGTATTCTTGAGCAATTGATCGTTTGTGATTACAACTAATGTCAAAATTGGCGATCTTTAATAGTTCATTAAAACAATGTGAATTATTGGGATAACCTTTTAAGCCAGAAGTAAGTAATTGTAGACTATTAATATTCCTAGATTTCCTTGTGGCGTAAGCCTTAGGGTCTCCTAGAGATACTAGTAGTTGCTTTGTATGCATAATCCCATGGCCAGGAAGTTCCCAGCCTTGAGTAGACATATTGTTTCAGTAACTGTAAAGCATTATTCAACTTTTATAAGTTTCTAAAACGGCGCCAATATGAAAAGGAGTTACTTCAATCCCTTTATATCAGTGTCTCTTTGCAAATTCCATAAAGATTTTACTTTTTATAGTTTTTTGCTCAGAAATATCAACACCCAAGTCTTCTAACTTTCTAACGTAAGAAGATGCTACTGCTAAATTTTGGATTACAATATCGTCACCAAGCAAATAATACTCAGTAAACGGAAGGGTTAAATTACACTCTTCTGCACACTTTTGTACTATTAGATGATGACATAAGGTAAATATGGCTCATGAAGAATAAGCCCCCATAGGTTGTCCAGTGTTATAACTTACTGTATTCCCTTTTGGTGTCTTAAACTTTGTTGAGACCATAACCGCTTGTCATGCGGATGCTCTTTCTTCACCTATAAGCTCACTAAGAAATTCCTTTTGTAATTTTAAAGGGAATCTATCAGTTGCAGCTGTTAGGTCGAAACAGAAATTATCTTCTCCCATTTTTGCGTGTCCATGATTAAAGGTACAATCTTGTGAAAATTTTTCTAAAGCAGCAAAACATCGCTGGTGAAGTCAATATAAACTTGATTGTGATCAATAATCAAAGATAGCAATTGGTCGAAGTTTCATTTCTGGATCACGGACTAGTGATATCTTTCTTAACATTTCGTCAGATTTATTATTATTTAAATCTTCTGGAAAGTAAATAAATTTACCATCTAATTCATGATCAGGAACATCAGACATGATACGC